GGAAGGTGCAGAAGGTGTTACCAGAGAAGTTTGGTGAGATCAAGCAGAGGACAGGTGTTGAGTTAACTGATGGTGCGATAAGGATAGTGTGGGAAACAGATGCAAGTAAAGATACCATATAAGCCAAGGGTGCTACAGGCAGAGATGCACAGAGACTTGAAGAGATGGAATGTGCTTGTTATGCACAGGAGATTTGGTAAAACTGTGTTTGCTGTCAATCACATGATAAAACATGCTTTGACTTGTCCGTTGCCAAGACCGAGAGTTGCTTTGGTTGCACCTACATTTAGTCAGGCGAAGAGGATTAGTTGGGATTATGTAAAGTATTATGCTGGTGTGATACCAGGAGTTACTTTTAATGAGACTGAACTGAGAGCAGACTTTCCTAATGGTGGTAGGATAATGTTGTTGTCAGGTGAGAATCCTGATGCGTTGAGAGGTATTTACTTGGACTTGTGTGTGTTTGACGAGTATGGCATGCAGAATCCTAGGGTATGGGGGGAGGTTGTAAGACCAGCACTATCGGATAGAGAGGGTGCGGCTATATTTTTAGGAACACCAAATGGGCATAACCATTTTTATGAGATACTGACACAAGCCAAGCATGAGACTCAAGAAGGAAGTGATTATTGGTATTGGAAGATTGCAAAGGCTAGTGAAACGCAGTTGGTAAAAGATACGGAGTTGGATGCTGCCAAGTCACAGATGACAGTGGAGCAGTATGAACAGGAATATGAGTGTTCGTTTACGGCTGCGATCATTGGTGCGTATTATGGAAGATTACTTGTAGAAGCTGAAGATGCAGGCAGGATTACAAGAGTGCCGTATG